GCTCGGCAACGTGGGCTTCCGGCCCAGGCGGCACTCCTTTCTAGTCTTGCCGACCCTCACTTCCAGTTCAGAATTACCCGAACTGAAAGCACTAACTCATATACCAAGTTACCAATTAAGGCGACTTAGATGGAAATGATTACGCAATTTGGATTACCATATGCGATCAGATCCTGACACGAGGAAGATATCAATTACTTGATAGAGGATAGATAAAGGCTAGCTGTAGCTTCCCATGCTACAGAAGTACCGTTCCACCCGTTAAAACGGGCTGAATCAATTGGTGCGCTCCACCCTGGAGCAATACCAAAGACGTCAGATTTATAGCGAATAGTCATACTTCGTATGCCTATCGCCCCGTCACGCAAATACCCGCCAAGGAATGAAAGCATTGCTGCTGGTTCATTGACCATGGCTTTTAACCTGTCTGTTACGCCCTTTTGAGGCTTACAGGACCAATACGAAACATTCGGTGTTAATGAATGTCCGTAAAAAGTCCATACAGACTTTATGGTGGGTACCTTGTCTACGAGAAGGATTCTCGTAGGTATCACTTCATAACATTTGTATATAACCGAGCCAGGATTAACGGCTCCCACAATCTCACGAATGTGTCTTGATTGTAAGCAAGTAATACGCTTATGTTCAAGTGCTATAGTTCCAGGCATGTGAATGCCTGAATCGTCATTCTCCCACGGGGGCACAAGATAACGCTCTTCTTTTGGAATTGTGTTAATCAAATGTGCAATGGTCGACTGTATCTGGATTCCAGTATACGTAGACCAACGAATGAGACGGTTTATTAGTGATATGCGTTCCTGCACTGTAGAGATATTCTCACAGTAAACAGGCCGAACAGGATATCCATCGAGCCAATCATGGCCACAGGATTCCCTGAAGTGTCCCGTATGGAACGACTTTTTCTCATTAACAGTAAAACCACATTTATTAAGTACACCCTTTGTAAGGTTGTACATGTGGTTGCGAACGATTATATCGTCGCCAAAAACAGCGTAAGATTTGCCATTTTTGTTACTATCTGGATTGCCGGACACATTGTGTACAGCTTGTACCAGGGCCGCAAATATTAAAGTTTGCAATGGGAAAGTAAACCCATTCCCCATGGTTGACATACACTCAAGTTTCATACGAAAGTTGCCCATAAATGGGACAACCATGTAGTCAGACCTGAGTAATTCAAACCATTCCATCCATCTACCGAGGTAAACAAATAGACGCCTAACCAATTCAACACAGATCGTGTCGCTAGCAGACACCAGGTCTATTGTACAGTAGGTACCATACAGAGAGCCTAGCATCGCAAGAGAGCGATTAATGTCAGGTTGCTTCGTTGGGTCTAAGTCAATAGACGACAAAACAACGTTTAACTGATTGGCAAGAGATTTCTGAAACATCATATTTAATGATGCTTCAGTGCAAATCATGCGGTCAATTTCGAAATTTTTCGGAACGGTCCCAAAAAGGGAATCAGTCTGATAATTATCGTGGTGCCCATGTACTGTGAAACGATTTCTTTCAGTTTCATAGGCAAGCTTGCTAAACGTTGAGCAAATACGCCACAACTTCATGATAGATGGGCTTGTAGCCGTTAGAGGAGAGGTACCTACCTTATGGTAGAAATCCTCCCACACTGTCCCGAGCGAACTGCCGGGACCCGGGCGAAGACCATCATTGATATCACTGAGAGTAGGACCCTCAGCAAGACCACACCGATCAAACCAGTTATACAAAACCACTGAGGCTTCGTTAATAACTGTTGCAAATACATCATTGCCTAGATAATGGAATTCTTCGGCAAAGTAATGATTCATCTCGGCAGCTTTTTTATTTGCTGCTTGAAATTTATCAAAAGCTGCACGCTTCCGGTCATCATCGCTGATGAGCGTCGTGTGTGTAGCATTCCCCTGGAACTTACTATAAAATGCGAGCAATTGAGCCCACATTGAGTAGCGAAGCACCGGTTGGAATTTATTTGCAACTCGGACTTTCAACGCCGCTATCCGGTCTAAGACCGGTAGCGACATAATAAAGTCGAGTTCTTGACCAGTTTCAAAAGGAACATTCCTCTTGATGTCATGAACAAACTGGATAATTGTTCTGTCAAAGAGCGATGTACTCATCTTAACTCCAATTACATTTTAAAGGAGGACTAAAATAAGGGGATTAACCCAAATCCTCGTCCGTTTTGTGGAAGTTTGTTTCTACAGTTGCTGCTAAAGGATTAGATACAACGAAACCCTGAGCAGCCAGCGCTTCATCAAAGTCAAATACCTCTGACCCGAATTTCTCCGGGTTAAGCATAGGACCTACGATAAAGCAGACGATTTTAAACAATACGTCAAGCTGTTCTGCAGGCAGTCGCTCATTTGCATCCACCACAATATCGAGTGATCTCCTTGGAGAATCGCTGATAAGTATGGAGTGTGTAAAAGAACGATCAACAAACTTAGGATTACCTGGACTATCCACGTTGACCATAGCATGGTACTCCCTTATAGCACAGATGTGCGTACTAGGTCATACCAGCCTTGTGCCATCGTGGCCTGACCAAGTAATCCGAACCACATGGAAAGAAATGATGCCAAATTTACGGCGTCGTTTCCGACGGCCGCAGGAGTTGACGTACTCATCCTCGCAATCTGGATGTCATACTGAACGTTAGAGAAACCATTCAGAACGTTACACCCTTTATAATACACGAGAGAGAACTCATTCTTACCGCCTTTAGTGTACTGGCCGGTTGCCGATAACTTCGCCCCAGGTGTTTTAATAGCCTTAGGACGACGTGCGTACAACCAATTAGGAAGTTCATTAGAGTGTGCGGTGACACCCGTCTGAGTTCCGCCGAGTGCACTCACAACGTAAGCTTTACTTGTTGCATCTGGCGCTGTGCCAGCTGTTAGAGTAAAAGTTGGAGTTGTTAAACCGGTACAGGCTTGACCTGTTACCGGGCTAGTTGGTGAAAAAGACATATGCTGTTTTCCTTGTAATATTATGGGTTAATAGCTCTATAAATATATCTTTTCATTATAGAGGACTAAAAGGTAGATCCGCGCCACCAAAAGATTGGCGATACGGATTCATCTTATATGAAAAACGTTGAAAAGTAGGAGAACTGTATACCTCAGGCTGTTTGTATCGCCTAAAGTGTTCCAGTCCAGATTTCGAGAGTCGAGAAATCGCCAATGCTCCGATGTTAACCTGCTGTAGGCGGGACAAAGTGTCCCAATTTGAAGTTAAACCTAAAGTAGGGTAGATCGATGCAGGGGGAACTCTGCTCCACGAGAAAAACTCTTCAACGTGGCGATAACCTGATCCAATGCGTGTGATACCGTCATTTTGTAACGGTGTCGACTCAGTGGCGACCTGATCGTGGACAACAAGTATATCCCATGGATTCTTGTATGCCGGCGGGTTAAAGCTATAGGCCGAGATTACATCACCAGCGTTGGTAAAGTAATCCACCAAAAAACTGTATGGAATAGCTTCCCATACAGCTGGCAAGACATTGGACCAGTCAAGACCTAAACGACTTGTATCAGCACCGTATTGTACAGGTGTTAACAAAGTCTCCAGGCCTGATTTCGACTGGACATGGCGTGTGTAAGTACGGTGAAGCGCTTCACTACCACTAAGGGTAACGGACGTTGTTCCGTAATCACGTGAGTAAGAGGCTGCAAACTTTTTACGTTTTGCACTAAGGTTCCGATCGGTTGTTAAAGCTACTGCCAACGACGCAATGTCGTTTGTTAGCGGTGCAACACCGAACGAATAACCAAGCCACAAATCACTTGCCACATCAGCTACAATAGTCGCTGCTACCTTGGTTTTACCAAGACGGCCTCGTTGCCTCATTATTTGTTTTGAGGCTCTTGTAGCAAAAGCGGTGGTCTTACTAAGGAGATCCTTTGTAAGGTCGCCCATCAATGTCACCGTCTGTTTGCCTTCGGCAATCATGACGGCCACGTCCGCCTCGGTTGATCGCATACGCTCAATTAAGCGCGTTTTTGATCTGTCGAGTGCCTGCGAACGTGACTCCACTCCAAACATATTATCTAAAATAGATAAGGAGGTCAGTCCATAGATGGACTGACCCCCGTTATATGTATACTTCCAGTTGGTAGGGGTGTAAATACCCACCCAGGAAGCAGGAGTATAATCCAATACAGCTGCTCTCGTAAGAGACGCAGACGTTACAGGAAGCAGACCAGCAGCCTTCAGCTGTTGCCAACCTGGCCCAGAATTATAACCGGTTCGAGTAATGAAGCCATGACATAGCAAAACAACATTGTTTACATCACTGTAAACGGTGCCGTTAGGTAGTGTCGTGGTCATATGATCAAAACCGTAGTAGTCCTGGTAGGTTGACTCAGTAAAAGCGCCGATTGGTCTCATGGAAGACTTCCTGTGATTAGATTAAAAGGAATTAGCGAGGCCCCCTTGCGGG